TCAGTGCCGAGGAGGCCGCCAACCTCCGGACCGCGTATCGGCAATTCCTTGGATTAGACGCCGCAGGGTCGCCGCCGACTGGCCCCGCGCGTGCTCCGGAGCCAGGAGTGCCAGGCCGCCCTGCAAGGACCGCTCGGCCTCGTCGAGGCTCAGGGACCCACGCTGGTGGAGCGCGGAAATGAGCAGCATCAGCGCCATTTCCAGGCCCGCCACCGTTTCCGCCAGCGGCATCAGTTTGGCGTCGATGGACCGGTTCAGGTGCTCCTGCATCACTTGCATTGCCTTGTCGATTTCCATGTTTCGCTCCCTCGGAACGGTTGTGGTGACCCCGAGTGTAGCGGAAGCGCGTCACCTGCGCAGCCTTGCCGCCGCACCCGTAACGGCGGCGGGCGAAGTGGTGAGCCCGCCGGAAGCAGAGCCGGCACCTTTCCTCGCGGCGCGCCGCCTTGTCCGGCCCTCTCCCCCCAGGGCCATTGCGGGTTCCTCCACCCGCCGGCGCGCCGAACTGGCCAGGGGGAGGCTTCCGGACGGAAGTCGGGGTTCTCCCCCTGGCCCTTTTCTTCCGGTCCCCTCGCGGAAGCCAAGGGCGCCGGCTTCGACGTCAAGGTCCTGCGCCAGATCGTCCGCCTGCGGAAGCTGGATAAGGCCGACCGTGACGAACAGGAAGAAATCGTCGACCTCTACAAGCGCGCACTGGACATGTGACCATGAAGCTCCTTGAAACCACCCGGCTGCCCGTCTCCTCCATCGTCGTCGCCGACCGGCTCAGGGCCGTTTCGGAAGACCATGTGACCCTGCTGGCGGCCTCCATGTCGGAACAGGGGCTGATGCAGCCCATCGTGGTCACCGCGCAGGCCAGGCGCCTGCTGGCGGGCGCCCATCGCTTGGCCGCCGCCAAGGCCCTGGGCTGGGAGGACATCGAGGTCCGCCTAGTCGAGCCGGAAAGCGATGACCCGCGGACCGAGTGCAGGCTGTTCGAAATCGACGAGAACCTGGCGCGGCACGAACTCTCGCCCCTGGACCGCGCCGCCTTCCTCGCCGAACGCAACGCCTGCTTCCTCGCGCTCAACCCCGACGCCGGGCACGGCGGCGACCGCAAGGGGCTTCGGCATCAAGCGCTAAGGATTAGCGCTTGGTCCTTCAACCGGGAAACGGAGGAGAAGACCGGCCTCCGGCCCAGCACCATCCGGCGGGCGCTTTCGACTTTCCGGGGTCTTACGCCCCAGGTCCGCTCCCGCCTCGCCGGCACCTGGTTGGCCGCCAAGGAAGGCGAGCTCTACCGCCTGTCCCGCCTCGACCCCGAGGCCCAGCTCAAGGCCCTCGACCTGCTGCTGGCCGGCAAGGCGAAGACCGTGCAGGCCGCCGCCGACCTGGTCACCGGCCGGGCGCCTTCGCCCAAGGCCGCGGGCGCCACCCTGGCCCGCGCCCAGGACGTGTTCGGGCGGCTGTCCCGCCCCGACCAGAAGGCCTTCCTGGACTGGCTCTGGGAACAGGGGCACCTGGACACCGACCATCGGTTCAGGGTGCCGGACGCTCCCGCCCTCGCCCCCGAAGGTGAGGAGGCCGCCTGATGGTCAAGGTGCGCGGCGACCGGAAGACCATGGACATCCTCCAGGATTGGAAGCCTCCGGCCGTCGCGGTCGGCTTCCGGCCGGAGGAAGTCCGGGCCGTATCCATCGCCGCCCGCTTCTGCAAGGCCATGGCGCTGGCGCTGAAGGAATGCGGACGGACCCGCGAGGAGGTCGCCCGGACCATGAGCGCCTACCTGGGCGAGGAGGTGTCCAAAAACATGCTCGACGCCTACGTATCCGAGGCGCGGGACAGCCACGTCATCAACGTGGCGCGCTTCGCCGCCCTGGTCTACGCGACCGGCGACATGCGCCTGCTGGCCCTGCTGCCCGAAATGTTCGGCTTCATCGTCGCGGAAAAGAAGTACCGCCACTGGATCAACGCAGCCGTGGCCCGCGACAAGGCCAGCGAGATGCTGCAATTCGCCGACCAGGAAATGCGGGTGGCGAAATTGGGGGACTGGCCATGACGGCTTCAGTCCTTCGGCGGCCAGCCGGCCTTGTTGCGCTTCTTGGTCTCGGCCAGGGCCTGTTCCAGGTAACGCCTCGGAACCTGCATGGGAAGCATCCCTTCCGGGAGTTGCGGCAGGCGGTCGAGAGTCAGGATGCCGTGGGCACCATGGTCCAGGTCGCGGTACGCCAGGGGACGGACGAAGACGCACCGGCAGAAGGGACACTCGTAAAGCATCTGGTCGCGCCGGAAGAACAGGAAGGCGCGCACCACGCGGAACCCGAGCAGGAAGCCCATGATCAGCGTGTGATCGGCGCTGGTGTTCCAGTCGATGCGGGGAGCCAGGAGACGGTTGTCCCACATGAATTGCGCGGAGGGGCAGCACATGGTGCGTAAATGCCGCTCCACGTCGATCTCGCGGGCGTCGGCCCAGAAGTCGAAGGGTTCCACGGTCAAGTTCTTCTCCACCGTCCAGGAGTGGCTGAAGGCCTGCGATGATACGCCCGAGCTGATGGCCGAAACAACCTTCGGCCGCATGACCCGGATTCGTCCGGGCGATCCCCGGTGGCCGGGGCGGGGGAAAAAGCCATGATGGAGAAGGAATTCTTCACCGCCGCCGAACTGGCGGGGCTCAAGTTGCCGGGATTGCCGGATACCAAGCAGGGAATCAATGCCCGCGCCAAGACCGAATCCTGGTCCGACCGCCAGGACCTGGCCGGCCGGCCCCTGGCCCGCCGGCGCCAGGGCCGGGGCGGGGGGATGGAATACTCCTACCGCCTGCTGCCGGGCCCCGCCCAGGCGCGCATCGTCGCCCTGCATGCCCCCAAGGCCGAGGCCATCCCGCTGGCCGCCAGCCGCGCCGACCTGGAACGCTCAGAGGCCTGGCGCTGGTATGACGCCCTGCCCGAGAAGAAGAAGGCCGAGGCCCGCCGCCGCCTGGCGGCGCTTGACCATTTCGCGGCCCTAAAGATGGGCGGCACGCCGGTTAACCTGGCGGCCAGGACCGCCGCCGCCCAGCATGGCGCCGGGCGCGCCACCCTGTTCAACTGGCTCAACCTGGTGGCGGGCCTGCCCCGCGCCGACTGGCTCCCGGCCCTGGCCCCGCGCCAGGCCGGCGCGCCGGGCGAGACCGCCGATTGCAGCCCCGAGGCCTGGGAAATGCTGGTCGGGGATTACCTGCGCCTCGAAAGACCGACTTTCAAAGCTGCCTACTGGCGGGTGCAGCGGGCAGCCCAGGCCAACGGCTGGACTCTCCCCTGCGCCAAGACCCTGGAACGCCGCCTGCACCGGGAAGTCGCCGCGCCGGTCATCGTGCTGGCCCGCCAGGGCCTGGAAGCCTTGAAGCGGATGTATCCGGCCCAGGAACGGGACCGGGGCGTCTTCCACGCCCTGGAAGCGGTGAATGCCGACTTCCACACCTTCGACGTCTTCGTCAAATGGCCGGACGGCACGGTCGGCCGCCCCTCCATGGTGGCCTTCCAGGACCTCTATTCCGGGCTCTTCCTGTCCTGGCGCCTCGACCTGAACCCCAACAAGGAAGCCGTCCGCCTGGCCTTCGGGGACCTGGTCGAGACCTACGGCATCCCCGAGCATTGCTGGTTGGATAACGGCCGCGAGTTCGCCGCCAAGTGGCTCACCGGCGGCACCCAGAACCGCTATCGATTCAAGGTGCGGGAAGAAGAACCCTTGGGCCTGCTCACCGCTTTGGGCGTGGAGATTCACTGGACCACCCCCTACCACGGCCAGGCCAAGCCCATCGAACGGGCCTTCCGGGACATGTGCGACACCATCGCCCGGCATCCCGCCTGCGCCGGCGCCTATACCGGCAACAATCCCATGGCGAAGCCGGAAAACTACGGCTCCAAGGCCGTGCCGCTCGACAAATTCGTCCAGGTTTTGGAAGAGGAAATCGCCGCCCACAACGCCCGGCCGGGGCGCCGCGCCGCCGTCTGCGCCGGCCGCAGCTTCGGCGAAACCTTCCGGGCCTCCTACGAATCCTCCCCCATCCGCCAGGCCCTGCCGGAACAGCGCCGGCTGTGGCTGCTGGCGGCCGAGGGCATTACGGCCCGGAAGCCCGACGGCGCCCTGCATCTTCAGGGCAACCGCTACTGGGGTGGATTCCTGGCCGAATGGGTGGGACACAGCCTGGTGGCCCGTTTCGACCCCCAGGACCTCCAATCGGGACTGCACGTCTACCGCCTGGACGGCGCCTACCTGGGCTTCGCGGATTGTATCGAGGCGGCCGGCTTCGCCGACGTAAACAAGGCGCGCGAGCACGCGAGTGCGCGGAAGAAGTACCTCCGGGGTGTCAAGGACCAACTGGCCGCCGTCCGCAAGCTCGACCCCGACCAGGTGGCGGCCCTCATGCCCGCCGCCGCGCCGACGCCGGACCTGGAACGGCGGGTGGTCCAGATGGTCACCGCCCTCGACACCCCCATCATGCGGGCCCCGGCCCCCAAGCCTCAACCGCTCACCGATTCCCAGCAGGCCCAGCAGGTGGCGCTGCTGGCCGATTTCCAAGCCCGGCGGGAGGCCCCCAGGGCCGAAACCCCGGAAGACCGCTTCGCCCGTGCCCTCAAGGCCTTGGCCGACCAGGCCGCCGGCCGGCCCCTGGATGCCGAGGCCGCGCGGTGGCTCGCCGGCTACACGACCACCGCCGAATACAAGGCGCGCCGGCTGATGCTCGACGATGCCGCTGCCCCCTTCGCCGCCGCCCGATGACCCTTCAGGAGACGCCCCTCATGACCGCCCCCTTGCCTACCATCGCTCCGCTCGCCAACGTCGCCCGGCTTATGGAGGTCGCGACGCGCCTCAAGGACCGCCCCGCCGGCCTGCCCGGCTTCGGCCTGTTCAGCGGCCCCGCCGGCTACGGCAAGTCGATGGCCGCCCAGTTCGTGGCCAACAAAACCCGCGCCCACTATGTGGAGGTCAAGTCGGTCTGGACCCAGCGCGCCCTGGTCTCGGCGATCCAGATCGAGATGGGCCTGCTGCCGCCCCGCGAGGTCATCCGGGGCAGCGTCTGGAAGGCGGTGGACGAAATCGGCCTCCACATGGCCGAGAATCCCTCCCGCCCCCTCATCATCGACGAGGCCGACCACCTTGTGCGCCGGCGGATGATCGAGATCGTCCGCGACATCCACAAGGACTGTGGCGAAGTCGGCGGCTCCATCGTCCTGGTAGGCGAGCAAGGTCTGCCGAAGGCGCTCAAGCAGTGGGAACGCATCGATTCCCGCATCCTGGCCCGTGCCGAGGCCTCCGCCCTGTCCCAGGCCGACATCCTGACCCTGGCCGACATCGTCTGCCCCGGTCTGGAATTCGGCGGCGCCGCCCTGGAAAGACTGGAAAAGCAGGCGTCCGCGCGGCGCATCGTGGTGAGCCTGAACGACATCAAGGAACGCGCGGCGCTGGCCGGCAAGACCGTCGTCGATGCCGCCCTGGTGGCGGGGGCCTGAGCATGGGCAGGAAACCCGCCGACGCTGTTGCCGCCGCCCGCTTCCCGCAAGGGCGCCCCGTCATCTGGCGGGCCATCCGGAAGCTGGCCAAGACCGGCCCCGATGCCGTCGCCGGCTTCACCCTGACGGAAATCTCCAAGCAGTGCGGGGACGAGATGCCCTGGGGCACCATCGAGACCTACGTCAAGTCCCTGGTCGCGGCCGGCATCCTGTCCCGGACGCGCGCCGGCAAGCCGGGCATCCCGGCGATTTACTTCCTGGACCGGGACCCCGGCGCCGAGGCCCCGCGCCTCCGCCGCGACGGCTCGCCGGTCACCATGGGCAGCGCTCAGGAATCGATCTGGCGCACCATCCGCATGCAGCGTGGCGTCTTCGCGTCCGCCGACATCGCCCTGACGGCGAACACCGATGAATACCCGGTCGCCGAACTCGCGGTCGTCGATTACCTGAAATACATGCTGCATGCGGGCTACGTCGCCGTGGCCCGCCCGGCCGCCCGCGGCAAGCGGGGCAAGGCCCTCTACCGTTTCGTCCGGGCGCGGGACCCCGGCCCGCTGGCGCCGCAAATCCAGCGGGTCAAGGCGGTGTTCGACCCGAATACCGGGACCGTGGTCTGGACCTCGGCCAAGAATGCGGAGGACGAGGCATGAGCAGGGGACCCAAGCCCGGCATCCGCCCCGCCGCCCATTCCACCGCCGCCACGGTGGCCGCCGCCTGGGGGCGCGCCGCCCCGGCCTGGCTGGCCGAACTGGCGCGCATCTGCGACGACTCGTCGCAAGCCGAAATCGCGGGCCGGCTCGGCTATTCGCCGGCCACCCTCTCGGCCCTGGTCAACGGCCGCTACCAGGGGGACCTGGACGCCATCGCCCGCGCCGTCGAGGCCAAGCTCTTCGCGGCGCCGGTGGCCTGCCCGGCGGCCGGCGACATCACGCTGGCCGCCTGCCTGGAGGCCCGCCGCCATGTGGCGGCCGGCAACCGCTCCGGCGCCCACCGCCAGCGCTTCGCCCGCGCCTGCCCCGCCTGCAATCAAGTCGTCAAGGGGGGTGTGTGATGTTGTCTCAAGACCTCAGCAACCTGGCCGCCGACCTGGCCGACTACCGCACCACCGGAGTGTCCTGGCAGCCGCAGGCCGTCATGGACATCGTCGCCGTCCTCATGGATTGCGCCGAACGGGCGGAGGCCATGGAGGCCTCCATGGTCCGTGCCGTCCAGGCCGGCGCCGCCGACATCGCGCTGCGCGATGCGATGACCCGCGCCGCCGAGGCCCAGGCCCGCCGCCGCTCCTTCCGCCTGGTGCCTCCTGCTTCGTCTCCCTCTCCCTCTCCCCTTGCGGGAGAGGGGCGGGGTGAGGGGGAATCCCGGAGCACCCAGCCATGACCCACAACCCCGTCATGGCCGGGCGCGACCCGGCCATCCACGCCTCCCGTCCTCGCTGGACCTTCTGCGACCTCTGCGGCCTGTCGTTCCGCACCTTTGGGCCGGACGACCTCCGCTGCACCTGGTGCTGCGGGGGCCTGCCCCATCCCCGGAGGGCCAAGGCATGCTGACCGTCCGAGTCATCGTCCACGCCGCCGCCGACATCTTCGGCGTCCCCGAAAAGGCCCTGGTCGGGGACCGCCGGCTGGCGGCCATCACCCACGCCCGCCAGGCGATCATGGCCGTCGCTCATGCCCAACAGCGCTGGGGCTGCACCCATATCGCCCGTGTCGTGAACAAAGACCATACGACGGTGCTGCATGCCTTGCGGGCGGTGGCCGAACGGCGCCGGCGGCAACCGGACTACGACGCCAAGGTCCGCGCCCTCGAAGCCCGCGTGGCCGAATTGTCGGGCGCGGCCGACCGGGCGGAGTGGCCGGAGGCCGGAACCTATCTCGCCGCCGTGCAGACCGCCGACCACTTGGCCGAGGCGCTGACCCGCCTGGCCCGCAAGAACCCCGTCTATTTCGCCGACCTGGTGCGGCCGGTGCTGGCTGCCGCCCTCAAGCCGGGAGACGCCCGATGACTTCCCGCTCCCTCCGCCGCGTCCGCATCGTGGCCGCCAACCGGGCCCGCTTTGTCCTCGGCCTGGCGGTCTACGGCCCGCTCCACGCCCTCTGCGCGGCCTATGCCGCCGTCCAACTCGTCAAGGAGATGCTCGATGCCAAAGCCCGCGAAGCCTAAGCCGCCCGGCGAGGGCCAAGAAGAAGACCTGGCCCGCCTGGCCTCCGCCTTCGGCGCCGCCTACCGCACCCTGGAAGCCGCCGTCGGCACGGTGGAGGCGGAGATCGCCGCCGTCCGGGCCAAACACTTCGACGACCTGGTCGCGGCTGTGGCGGCCACCGAATCCGCCCGCGCCGGCCTGGAAGCCGCCGTCGACGCCCGCCGCGACCTCTTCGTCAGGCCCCGGACCCGCACCGTGGACGGGGTCCGCTACGGCGTCACCCTGCAACGGGGCGGCATCCACTACGACAGCGACGCCGCCGTGGTGGCCCGGATCGAGGCCCTGATGCCCGACCGCGCCGGCCTGCTGATCGCCACCACCAAGGTGCCGGTCAAGACGGCGCTGGCCGACCTGCACGAGACGGAGCTCAAGCGCCTGGGCGTCGAGCGCCGGGGCGATACGGACAAGGTGGTGGTGAAAATGGTGGCCGGCGACGCGGAAAAGCTCGCCGCCGCTTTGGTGGGAGAACGGAAATGACCTGCCGTTGCAAGATAGATTTGAACACAGAGAACACAGAGCAACAGAGGAGGAAAGGGGAGGCGGCTGCCGCCGCGCCGGCCTCTCGGTGCCTCACTGCCTCTGTGGTGGAAGATGGCTGTTCTTGCCCGCCCGCCGTCGCCACCGGCACCGGCGCCGACGCCGTCGAGCCGGGGGACACCCCCGCCGCCCCCGAGGGCGGCTGCGGTTGCGGCTGCCGCCACTCGGGCGGCCTGAGCCGGGAGGAAAAGGACAAGCGTCTCGACGTCCTGGCCCAGGGCCTGGCCATTCTGAGGGAGTGAAGCCATGGCGAACCGGAACACCGTGATCCCGAACCGGGACCTGGGCAAGAAGCCGGAATTCCGCTGGCTGAGCCTCGACCTCCTGGTGGTCGACGAACGCTACCAGCGCCGGATCACCAAGGACGGCACGATCCTCATCAACCGGATCGTCCGCGAATTCGACTGGTCGAAGTTCCAACCCTTGACAGTCACCGGTCCGGACGCGTCCGGCGACTACCCCGTCATCGACGGCCAGCACCGTCTGGAAGCTTGCCGGCGCCACCCGGACGTCGCGGAGGTCCCCTGCTGGATCGTCCAGGCGCCGCAACTGGCCGACCAGGCGCGCAGCTTCGTCGCGGTCAACAAGCACCGGATCGGCGTGACGCGCGTCAACGTCTTCTGGGCCCAGCTGACCGCCGGCGCCCCGGACGCCGCCTGGATCAAGGGAATCTGCGACAAGGGAGGGGTGAAGATCGGCAGGGTCGGGACCGGCATCCAGCCGCCGCTCACCACCGTGGCGCTGTCCTCCCTGCTCAAGCTTCGGCCGCTCGGCGACGACACCATTGTCGCGGCCTTGCGGGTCCTGGCGGAGGCTCAGCCGGAGGCCGAGAACGCCCTGCGCGGCGCCACCATCACCGCCCTAACCAGGTTGATCGGACAGCACGGCGACGGCCTGGATCGCGCCCGCCTGGTTGAAGTCGTCGCCGACATGGACCTGGACGGGGAAATCGACCGGGCCAGGGCCTACCGCAAGGCCATGGGCGGCAATCTTGAGGAGGCGCTCCGCCTCATCATCACCCGGTCCTACAACAAGGGCTTGCGGGACGCCAACCGCCTGCCGGAGAAATGACATGCCCCGCCTGACACTCACCGCCGCCGCCGCCCTGCTCATCTCCGCCCAGGCCCAGGCCGCAGAGTGGCCCGCCTATGCCGGCACCGTGGTCTCCGTCCACGACGGCGACACCCTCACGGTCGAGGCGCGGATCTGGCCGGGCGTCGTCGCCCGCGATGCCGTCCGCGTCCAGGGCCTCGACACGCCCGAGCTCCGGGGCAAATGCCCGGCCGAGCGCCAGGCCGCCCAGCAGGCCAAGGAGCTCACCGCCCGCCTGGCCCCGACCGGCGGTCCGGTGACCTTGCAGGTCAAGGGCCGCGACAAGTACGGCCGGCTGCTTGCCCGCGTGGTGCTGCCGGACGGCCGCGACCTGGCCGCCGTGCTGATCGAGGCCGGCCTCGCCCGCCCCTACGATGGCGGCGCCCGCGCCGGCTGGTGCAGAAAAGATGAACCACAGAGGCAGTGAGGCACCGAGGAAGCAAGGGAGAGAGAAGCAACCTTCTCTGTGCCTCTGTGTCTCTGTGGTGGAAAGGAGTCCGACCTAATGGCTAATCCCATCGCCTCCGCCCCCTCGGGCAGCTGGATTGGCGCCTCCCCGGTCATGGGGCCCGCCGAATTCTCCCGCCGCGCCGCCCGGGTGGCGGCCACCCGGGCCCCCGGCTCCCCCGGCGGGCGGGATGCCGCGACCCAGCTGCTGGCCGACTGCCTGATGACGCTGGGCTACGTGGACGGTCTGACAATCCTCAAACCCTACCTGACCAGCCTGGACGGCGGTTACGACCAGGCCGTCGCCGCGGCCGCCCAGGCGGCGGAAGGGGGCTGAGATGCTGGACCGCCTGGCCACCGCCCTGCTGACGTTGGAGACCGCCACCTGCCGGCGCCGCAAGGAGGACCCGGAGCTCAGGGGCGCCATGGCGGTGCTGCGCGGCGCCGTGCTGGACGGGACCTTGCGGGAGGTGGCGGGCGACGCGGTTCCGGCCGCCGACCTGGTGGCCGCCTGGCTAGCCGCCGGCGGCGACTGGCGCGACCTGGTGGCGGCGGTCAACGCCGCCGCCCTCGATGCATCGACTCGGAGGACACCATCATGATTGCCGCGCGCAAGTTCGCGGACACCGCCCGCGCCAAGCAAATCAAGGCCATCCACGCCATGCGGCGCGAACTCGCCCTGGCCGAGGACAGCTACCGGGCCATCGTCTCCCGCGTTTCCACGGGCCGCACCGACTCCTCGGCCGACCTCAAGCCGGCGGAACGCGCCGCCCTGCTGGACGAGCTGCGCCGCTTCGGCGCCGGCAAGAAGTCGCCCCGGAAAGCCCCCCGCCGCGCGGGGCGCCGTCCCCTGGCGCCGGGCGAGCGCCAGGCGAAAATCCGTGCCCTCTGGCTCGCCCTCTTCCAGGCCGGAGAGCTCTCCGACCCGTCCGAGGAAGCCCTGGACGCCTACGTCGCCCGCCAGACCGCCGGCGCCAAGGGGCAGGGCGGCGTCGGCGTGGCATCGGCCGCCTGGCTGGACCAAGCCACGGCCGACCGGGTGGTGAAGGGACTGCGCGGCTGGTGCCTCCGGGTCGGCGTGCCCTTGGCCAAGGCCGACAAGGTGGCCATGGTCGACCTGGGCCGCCACCAGGCCTGCCTGGACAAGGCCCCGGCCGGCTTTGCCGACAAGGTGCTGCAACTGGATGCCCTCTGGCGCCGCCTCATCGCCGTCGGCGCCATGCGCACCGGGCCCTTCGCCGACCTCGGCACCTGGCTCCGCAGGCGGGCCGGCGTCGCCGCGCCCTACTACGCCGATCCGTCCGAGATGGACGGCCTCATCGAGCGGCTGGGGGCCTGGCTCCGCAAGGAGATGGCCGCCCGCGCCATCCCGGTGCCCCTGTCCAGGTGGATGCAGGAGAACGGCCGATGACCACCTTGACTTTCGGGGGCGGGACGCGCAGCATTCCGAATGGAGCTCAAAACTCCGCTCAGACGGAAGCCGCCCTGTTAGTTTTGCGGCTATTTTCATGCCTGGACTGTGTCCAGGATGCCCCTATGGCGGGGGTGTGGAGATATAAGGCCCGCAAGGGCACGAATAATCCCGCCTGTTCTGAGCAGGTTTTGAGCCCCCGCCGCCAGTGGGTCTCAAAAGCTTTCTGGTGGTGCACTTCAACGCCAACTCAGAAGGCTTTTGACAATGACCTCCCTTACCTTGCCCGAATTCCGGGTCAAGCTGCACCGGGCGACCGCGCTCGCCCATTCATGGCTGGATCGGCATGCGACCCGGCCCGACGCCACCGTATTGAGACTGGCCTTCCTTCTCTGGCGGCATGCCCGCGGGAACACGGCGCTGCGCGAAGCCCTGGTGCTGCGCGGCGCCCTGAGCGTTGCCCGGAACGCTCTTCCTCTCAAGACGAAGTTTTCCGCGAACCAATAGAAGGAACCCAGTGTCATGACCGATACCAACCTGATTTCCGTGCCCTTCCGGGGCGACACCTAGTCCTACACCGTCCAGGACGGCGAGCAGATGGTGCCCGTCCGGCCGATCTGCGACGCCCTCGGCCTCGACTGGAAGAGCCAGCACCGCAAGTTGACCAGCAATTCGGAACGCTGGTGTGTGGTCATGATGACCACACACGATGCGTCTGGACGCGCGCAGGAGATGGTCTGCCTGCCCCAGCGTCGCCTGTTCGGATGGCTGATGACCATCCAGCCTACCAAGGTCAAGCCGGAGGTACGGGAGAAGCTGATCGCCTATCAGCGGCACTGCGACGAGGTGCTCTACCGGCACTTCATCCTGGGCGACGCGGCCCATCCGGGGCTGCTGGCCGAACTGGAGCGGGAGCGCCGGGCCGGGGGCGAGGCGCGCTCGCAGGTGATCGCGCTGCGCCAGATCGTCCTGGCGGAGAAGCCCTTCTGGTCCCGCCTCGAACGCTACCGGCGCCTGGGCTACGACACCGCCCTGGTGGCCGATCTGGTCGGGCGGGGCGCCCAGGAACTCCGGCGCATCGTCACCATGCTGGAAAACCTGGGCGTCCTGGACCGCGTCCCGGCCGGCCGCTGCTACGACGAGCCCCTGCCGGACGAGGCTGCCCTGTCCCGCATGGTCCGGGAGGTCGGCCATGGGTGAGGTGGTCCGCTTCCCCCGTCCCTGGGCCGGGGCCCATCCCCCGCCCCTCGGCGCCGACGCCGACCTGGTCGCCCGCTTCCGGGCGATCCTGGCGGAAGCCCAGCCGATCGAACCGCCGCGCCGCCGCCACCGCCGGCCCGAAGCCCGGTAGCGGCACCCCGAAGATGGCGGAGGTCCGGTGATGGACCTCCGCTACCTGCCCCCCCTCTTGGCCGAGGTCCGCGCGAAAGCCGGCGATGCCGCCGTGCTGCGCCTCATCGCCGAGTTTGGGGGGCAGGAAATCGTCATCCCCAGAAACGCGGCAAAAGGGCATCTCATTGCGTCGCGTTGCGGCCTCGCCGTCGAACAGGCCCTGGTGGCGCTGCGCGGCGGGGAAAAGGTGGACATCCCCAACGCCGCAGCCTGCCGCTCCCGCAAGGCCGCCCTCCTGGCCATGGACGGCAGCGGCATGACCCGTAACCAGCAGGCCAAGGCGGCCGGCGTGACATCGCGGTATGCCCGGAGGGTGTGCAAATCGGCCCCAGCGCCCCTTCCCCTTTTTGACCGCAAAGGGTGACGGGCGGACCAGGTTCCGCCATGGCCAAAATCCTCCCGCGCGCGATTCTGGCGGCCACGCAACGATGCGAGGTCCGCCATGCCCGACACCCTCCTCCCGCGCGGGGTCCGCAACCACAACCCCGGCAACATCCGCGAATCCCAGGGCGACAGGACCCGATGGTTGGGCGAACGCGCCACCGACGACGACCCCGCCTTCGAGGAGTTCCAGACGCCCGAGATGGGTTTCCGCGCCCTCGCCCTGGTGCTGCTCAGCTACCGCCGGCGCGGCATCACCCGGCTCAACAAAATCCTCGCGACTTACGCCCCGGCCTCGGAAAACGACACCGACTCCTACGTCCGCCACGTGGCCGAACTGCTGGGCGTGGCACCCGACGACGACGTGGACGTTGGCAACCCCGACACCCTGGCCCTGCTGCTCCGCGCCATCTCACGGCACGAAAACGGCGTCCGGTCGGACGGCACCGACTGGTGGACCGACGCGCAGATCGCCGAAGGCGTCCGCCTGCTGGCCCTGAACCGCTGAGGGATGAAATCATGCGCAAGCTCACCCTTATCGCTCCTCTCCTCCTCGCGCTGGCGCTGTCGGCCTGCGCCCAGGACCGCGCCGGCCTGACGGTCGCCGAGGTGTCCTGGTGCCCGGGCCCCGACGGCCAGGCCATTATTTGCGGCGCAAAGCTGACCGACGGCAAGGAGCGCCAGGACGTGGAGCTCTCGGTGATGCTCCCGGACGGGGGTGGGGTCGATTACAAGGCCCGCGCGGTCAAAGCCTTCGACGGCCAGCGGATCCGTGCCGCCGTTCATGCGGCCCTGATCCGGGAGCTTGGTCAGGCGACCCCGGGCCTGGTCGACGCCATCGTCGCGGCCGTCGCGGGGGTGCCGTGATGACCGCCATTCCCGACGCCTTCCTGGCCTTCCTGGCCCGCCGGGCCCGCAAGGCCTACGCGACCGAGGCCGAAGTCCGCGCCGCCCTCGCCGCTCAAGGGGCCGAAACGGCCGGCTGGTACGAACACAAGACCTGCGAGGCCTTTCTGGCCCGCTACGACCGCCTCGCGGTCATGTCCTTCCGGGGGACAGAGCCGACCAAGGAGCCCGCCGACCTGCTGGTCGACCTGGACGCCACCAGGGCGCCGATGGTCGCCGACGGGGTGACCGAATTAGTTCACCGGGGCTTTTGGCACAACCTGGCGCCCCTGGTCTCCCGGATTTCCAAGGACGTCCAGGGCCTGCGGGGCGACGGCCTCGAAGTCTACGTGACGGGGCATAGCAAGGGCGGCGCCGAGGCCGTCCTCTACTGCCTCTGGGAGGCCCTCCACTCCCGTAGTCCGGGCAGCGCCCTGGTCACCTTCGGCGCGCCGCGCTGCCTGTCCCCCAGCGCCGCCGAGGCCATGCGAATCCTGGCCCATGCCCCCCGCCATATCCGCGTCGTGCATCGCTGCGACGCCGTGCCCCTGGTGCCGCCCATTCTGGGCGGCTACCGCCACGACTGCGACGCGACCTGGCTGGACGGGGAGGGCGGCCTCTGGCCCACCGTCCATCCGGCCTGGGAGGCGGCCCGCCGCGCCGTCAACCTCCGCCCCGGCCGGTCGGTCAGGGACCACAGCATCGACCGCTACATCGCCGCCCTGGACAAGGCTGCCGCCCATGGATGACGTCGACCTCGCCCAGGAACTGGAGCAGCTCCGCCGGACGGAAGCCCTGGCTCGCCAGGTGGGCGCCTCGGCCATCGCCGCCCCCGGCGACGGCACCTGCCAGGACTGCCAGGATACCATCCCGGCCGAGCGCCTGGCGGCCCTGCCCGGCGCCCGCTTCTGCGCCTTCTGCCAGGGCGAACGGGAGGGGCGCATATGACCTGGCGCGATTGGCTCGACCTCTGGCCGGTGGTTTTGGTGGTCTTCAACCTCATCTTCGGCGCCGCCGTCTTCGCCCTGACGAAGACCTTCGTTTCCAAGAAGGATTTCGCCGACTTCCAGGCCGTACACGACCGGGACCACGATGGGCTGGCGGAGCGCCTGGCGCGCGGTGAGGCGCGCTTCTCGCATTTCGATGCGACCCTGGACGCAATGCCGACCAAGGACGAACTGCATATGCTGGGACTCCAACTCGCCGAACTGCGGGGCGACCTGAAGGAAACCCGTGCCCTGCTGCGCAATACCCAGCGCGACGGAGACCTCCTGATTCGCGGACACCTGGAAGGGGAAAAGGGATGACCGCCAACGAGGCCGTGCAGCGGCTCATCGAGGAGGACCGCCGCCTCGTCGTCCTCAAGCTCCTCCACGAGGACGGCGACTACTCACTCAACGAGCGCCTGCTGCGCAAGGCCCTGAAGGTCTGGGGCCACGGCTGCACCGACACGGAGGTGCGCCGGCTGCTGGACTGGCTGGAAGCCAACCTCGCGGTGCGGATCGACCGGGAGGAAATCTGGATCGCCGTCCTGACCCGCCTGGGGGCGCAGCACGTCGAGGGCGATACCCTCATCAAGGGCGTCGCCCGTCCGGGACCGGAGTCCTGATGGGCCAGCCCTCCTCCATCGACCGGGAGGTCTCGGCCGCCGACAAGGCGGCCTTGCAGCGCCTGGTGGCCGATCCGGCCTTCACGGTCGACGACCTGGCCGCCTGGCTGAAGTCCAAGGGCTACGACATCTCCCGCTCGGCGGTCGGCCGCTACGCCAAAAACATCCGCGCCATCGGCGAACGGCTCCGCCAATCCCGCGAAGTCACCGAGGCGCTGGCCAAGGAGATCGGCGACGCCGCCGTGCAGGGGCAGCAGGGCCGCCTGCTGGTCGAGATGGCCCGCACCCTCGCCTGGGACCTGGTCATGAAGCTCCAGGAGGGCGGCGCCGAGGTCGATACCAAGGACCTGGCCTTCATCGGCAAGGCCCTGGCCGAGATGGCCAAGGCACTCCGGTACGACCAGGACTTCGAGCTCAAGCTCCGCGAACGCATCGAAAGGGAAACCCGCGAGAAGGCGGCGGCCGAGGTGGAAACCACCGCGACCGAGAAGGGCCTCAGCCGCGAAACCGTCGAGGCCATCAAGGCCCGTATCCTGGGGGTCAAGTCTCCGGAGGGCGCATGACGCCCGAAGCCGCCCAGGCCCTGCCGGAAGCACTGCGGGCCCTCGGCCCCGACCTGCCCTCCGTCCTGCTCTCCTTCCAGGGCCGGCTGCTGGCCACCACGGCGATCTACCAGGTGGTCATCTGCGAGAAATCCAGGCGCATCGGCATGACCTGGGCGGTGGCGGCGGATGCCGTGCTCACCGCCGGTTCGGCCCGGTCGGCCGGCGGCATGGACGTGCTCTACATCGGCTACAACCTGGACATGGCCCGCGAGTTCATCGACACGGCGGCCATGTGGGCCAAGGCCTTTCTGCCGGCGGCCGGCGAGGTGCAGGAATTCCTGTTCAAGGATACCGACGAGAAGGGGGCCGAGAAGGACATCCAGGCCTTCCGCATCTCGTTTGCCTCGGGCTTCGAAATCGTCGCGCTCACCTCCAAGCCCCGTTCCTTGCGCGGCCGCCAGGGCTACCTCATCTTCGACGAGGCGGCCTTCCACGACGACCTGGCCGGCATGATGAAGGCCGGTCTCGCCTTCCTCATGTGGGGCGGCAGAATCCTGGTCATCTCGACCCACGACGGCGAGGCCAACCCCTTCAACGGCCTGGTGCTGGACAGCCGCTCGGGTCGCAAGCCCTACAAGGTGCTCCGCGTGACCTTCGACGATGCCATCGCCGACGGGCTCTACGAGCGCGTCGCCCTGATGCTCCAGGCACGCGGCCAAACTGTGAAGCCGAAGGAAGACTGGATTGCCGACATCCGCGCCTTTTACGGCGACGACGCGGCCGAGGAACTGGACGTGGTCCCGGCGCAGGGCTCGGGCGTGGCCCTGGGGCGCGCCCTGATCGAGGCCCGCATGGAGCCGGATATTCCGGTGCTGCGCTGGACGGTGTCCGACTCCTTCGCCCGCCAGGCCGACCATATTCGCGTTGCGGAATGCCAGGACTGGCTGGAGCGGGAGGTCAAGCCTCACCTGGCCCGCCTGGACCCGGCGGCGGATTCCTTCTTCGGCGAGGATTTCGGACGGGTGTCGGACCTCACGGTCATCTGGCCGGTGCAGCTGATGGCCAACCTCCTGCGCCGCCCGCCCTTCGTCGTCGAGCTGGCCAACGTGCCCTACAAGCAGCAGGAACAGGTGCTGCTCTGGCTGGTACGGCGCCTGCCGCGCTTCCGCGCCGGCGCCCTGGACGCCACCGGCAACGGCGGCTTCCTGGCCGAAGCGGCGGCCCAGGAATTCGGCTTCGAACACATCGCCCAGGTGAAGCTGTCGCAGGAATGGTACCGGGAGAACATGCCGCCCTTCGTCGCCGCCTTCGAAGACGCGGGCTTGGTGCTGCCCAAGGACCGGGACCTGCTGAACGACCATGCGGCCCTGAAGAAGATCAACGGCGTGGTGCAGATGCCCGCCGTCCGCGCCCAGGACAGCAAGGACAAGACCCGCAAGCGCCACGGTGATTCCGCCATTGCCCATGCGCTCGCCTGGTTCGCGACGCGCATGCCGGCCCACGAATACGCCTACACCTCCGCCGCCGGGTCCGATGACGGCCGGGGCGGGTTCGACGACGGGGCGCGCTGGCGTCCGGGAGCCTGGTGATGACGACTCTCTACGACATGTACAACCAGCCCATCGACTTCAAGCGGCTGAAGCAGGAGGAGGCCGGCCCCACGGTGACCGGCGTCCGCAACCCCTTCGGGGCGCACCCGGAGGACGGCCTCACGCCGGCCAAACTCGGCCGGCTGCTGAAGGACTCCGAGGCCGGCGATCCGACCGCCTACCTGGAACTCGCCGAAGCCATGGAGGAAAAGGACCCGCACTATCGCAGCGTCCTGGCCACCCGAAGGATGCAGGTGGCATCCCTGGAAGTGACCGTCGCGGCCGCTACCGACGACAAGGCCGACCTGGCCGCCGCCGACCTGCTCCGCGAATGGCTGGCCCGCGACACCCTGCAATCCGAGCTCTTCGACCTGCTGGACGCCGTCGGCAAGGGCTTCGCCGTGGCCGAAATCGACTGGGAGACGACGGGCAAGCGCTGGATGCCGCGCGCCCTCGTCTGGCGCGACCCGCGCTGGTTCCGCTTCGATGCCGACGGCACCACGCTGCGCCTGCTGGGAGAGGGCGGCCAGCTGGTGCCCCTGGCGCCCTGGAAGTTCGTCCGCCACGTCCACAAGACGAAGTCCGGCCTGCCCATCCGCGGCGGCTTGGCCCGAGTCGCCGCCTGGGGCTACCTGTTCAAGAACTTCGACCTGAAGTCGTGGGTGGCCTTCGCCGAAGGCTTCGGTCGCCCGACCCGGCTGGGAAAGTACCACGCCGGCGCCACGGAAGCCGACAAGCAGGTGCTGTTGAAGGCGGTGCGCTCCATCGCTTCCGACGCGGCGGCCATCATTCCCGAATCCATGGCCATCGACCTGGTCGAGGCCAAGATCACCGGCAACGTCCAGCTCTTCGAGTCTCTCGCCGGCTACCTGGACCGCGCCGTCTCCAAGGCCGTGCTGGGCCAGACCGGCACCACCGATGTGGGCCAGCATGTCGGCACCGCCGATGCCCACGAAAGGGTGCGGGAAGACATCGAGGCCTGGGACGCCATGCTGCTGGCCACCACGCTGAACCGCGACCTGGCGCGGCCCATCGTCGACCTCAACCTGGGGCCCCGCGACCGCTATCCCCGCCTGGTCATCAAGCGGCCGGACGAAGACGACCTGGACAAGATGGCCGAGCGGCTGGCCAAGCTGGTGCCGCTGGGCTTGCGGATCGGCGCCTCCACCGTGCGCGACAAGCTGGGCTTCCCCGACCCGGACGAGGGGGAGGAGGTGCTCGCCGTCCAGGGCGCGGCGCCGACCACCCCGGCGCCGACGCCGGCGGAACAGGCGAAGGCACTCGGGGGCCGGGGGGAGCCTGCGAGGGCGGGGGTCTCCCCCCGTTCACATGATTCCGGGGGGCACCCCCGTGGCCTCCGGGGGGTGTCCCCCGCGATCAAGAGCATGGCCCGCGACGCCGCCGACACCGCCGACGCCGTCGACCGGCTGATTGCCGACCTGGCCGAGGGGGGAGAGCTGGAGCAGGCCTTCGCCCCCGTCCTCGATGGCGTCGTCGACCTGGTCGAGGGCGCCGGGAGCTACGAGGAGCTGCGCGCCGCCCTGGCGCCGGGGCTGGCGGGCCTGAACAGCGACCGGCTTGCCGACCTGCTGGCCAGGGCGATGTTCGCCGCCCGGCTCGCGGGGATGGTGGAGGAGTAACCCGTGGGGGAGATGGACTTCCAACCACCGGGGGCCACGGGGGCGGCCCCCGGAATCAAGAGCAGGGGGGAGACCCCCGCCCTCGCGGGCTCCCCCCTGGCGCCCGAGGAATCCCTCCGGTTCTTTCGCCAGAAAGGCCTCGGCCTCTCCTTCGATTGGCGGGACGTCTGGCAGGAGGAACACGGCGCCGCCTTCGTCGTCGCCAAGGCCATGCGGGTGGACATCCTGGAAGACATCCGCGAGGCCCTGGACAAGGCCCAGACGCGGGGGCTGACGTTCCAGGAATTCAAACGCAATCTCGCCCCCATCCTGCAGTCCAAGGGCTGGTGGGGCCGGAAGGACATGGTCGACCCCGCCACGGGCCAGACCGTCAGTGCCCAGCTCGGCTCCGACCGCCGCTTGCGCATCATCTTCGACACCAACCTCAGGATGGCCGAGGCCGCCGGGCGGTGGGAGAGGATCGAGCGCACCGCCGAGGCCCGGCCCTTCCTCCGTTATGTGGCCATCCGCGACGGCCGGACCCGGCCCGAACACATGGGCTTCCACGGCACCGTCCGCCCGGTGGGGGACGCCTGGTGGTCGACTCACTATCCCCCCAACGGCTGGCGCTGCCGCTGCACCGTGCAGCAGCTCTCGGCCGCCGACCTGACGCGGTTCGGCTACCAGGTCTCGCCGGAACCCAAGGTCTCAACCCGGCCCTGGACCAACAAGCGCACCGGGGAGGTGCTGCGGGTCCCGGAAGGCATCGACCCCGGCTTCGCCTACAACGTCGGCAAGTCCCGGTACCGCGCCCTGACGCCGCCTCCCTCCGGTGGCCTGCCCACCAGCTTCCCGCCGGGCACCGCCCTGCCGCCGCTGCCCGATCCCTCGCCCTTCCCGGCCAGCCAGGTCCTGCCGCAGGGCGGTGCGGACGCCGACTACGTCAAGGCCTTCCTGGCCGACTTCGGCGCCCGGCCCGGCAAGCCCACGATCTTCACCGACAAGATCGGCGAGCCGCTGGTGATATCGGATGACCTGTTCCGGTCTCCCGATGGCACCGTCAAGGTCCGGAAGCGGGGCCGGGGCCCGCTCATGCGGATGCTGGCGGCGACGCTGAAGGACCCGGACGAAATCTGGTGGATATGGGAGGAAAGCCGGACCAAGCCGGGCACCTGGCTGCTGCGCCGGCGCTACATCGGGAGGTGGTCGGTGGCCGGTACCCAGGAGACCGGCCTGGCGGTCTTCGACTGCAACCAGGATGGTTGGACCGGCGTGACGGCGCTTGCCCCTTCGCCCGCCGACCGCCGCCGCCAGGACCGCTATATCTATGGGCTGCGCGCCGGCACGCTGGCCTGGCGCCGAAAAGACTGAACCCCCGCAGGGGCGGGGGTTCAGTCCGGAGCTTTAGGATCAGCGCCATGGGCGCCTGTGCTCCCGACCCCTCCATCATACCGCCGCCCGGCCTCCCGGTCCAGAAATTCCGCCCAGGAAGCCCGGAAGGCCCGAGGTGCCCCCCGGCCGCCTTCCGGCCGGGAAAACCCGTTCAACGGCCGTTCAATGGGGGGCTGTGCGGGGCTTCCCCCTTTCGCATTCCGGGGGGCACTCCCGTGGCCCCCGGCGGGAGGGGTCGCGCGCGCGAGGCCCTGAGGGCTTCCCCCGGAACTCGTTCCGGGGGGCAAGGGGGCCGGCGGGGCGCTAGGGTCGGCGGCAAGCACCCCTCTGGCCCCAGGACCCGCCCCCGTCCATGCCCGCCGCCGACCTCATCGCCCGCTGTACCGTCCTGCTGCCAGAAGGCGCCACGCCGCCCGAATGGGTCAAGCTGATGCCGGCCGGCGCCGTCGAGGCGGTGGACGGCCGCAAGTGGACCGTCGACCCGGCCACCGTGGTGGCCGCCTCCAAGGCCGGCGTCGACCTGGTGGTCGATTACGAACACCAGACCGACCATGCCGAAAGGAACGGCCAGCCCGCCCCCGCCGCCGGCTGGGTCAAGGAGCTCGAGGCCCGCCCCGACGGCATCTGGGGCCGGGTCGCTTGGACGGCCAAGGCCGCCGCCCATCTGGCGGCGCGGGAGTACCGCTACCTCTCGCCCACCTTCATGCACACGAAGGCCGGCGCCGTGACGCGGATTCTCCGCGCCGCGCTGACCAACGCCCCGGCCATCCATGATTTGCCCGCGCTGGCGCGGGAAGAAACAACGGAAAAGGACCCGCCCATGGAGAAGCTGCTCAAGGCCCTCTGCAAGCTGCTCGGCTTGCCGGAGGATACCGCCGAGGACAAGGCCCTTGCCGCCCTGTCCGACCGCCTGGCCCAGGCGGATACCGCCGAACAGGCCCTGGCCAAGGCGAAGAAGGATATCGGCGCCAAGGAGGGCGAGGATCTGTCCGTCGCCCTGGCCCGTACCGCCCAGGCCCTGGGCACCCCGGACCCGGCCAAGTACGTTCCGGCCGACCAGGTCGCGGCGCTGGCTCGCGAACTCAACGCCCTCAAGGCCGGCGTCGCCGGCGACAAGGCCACCGCCCGCGTCGAGCAGGCGGTCAAGGACGGCCAGTTGCCGCCATCGCTGAAGGACTGGGGCCTGGCGCTGGCCAAGTCCGACCTGGCCGCCTTCGACGCCTACCTGGCGTCCGCGCCGAAGCTGGCCGGCCCCGGCCAGGCCGCCGCCGCCACCCCGCCCGGCGGCGCTTCGCCGCTCACCGAGGAAGACAAGGCCGTCTGCCGGCAGATGGGCCACGATGAAGAGGCCTTCCTCAAGGCCAAGGAGGACAAGTGATGGCCGCCCTGACCGGACCCCGCGATACCCTGGAGCGCCTCGGCGCGACCGAAAGCTACCCGCTCGCGGCGGGTGCGACCCTCTTCGCCGGCGCCCTGGTGGTGCTGGACGCCGGCTATGCCAAGCCGGGCGTCACCGATACCGGGCTCAAGGCCGTCGGCCGGGCCGAGGAATCGGTCGACAACGCCTCGGGCGCCGACGGCGCCAAGGCGGTCACCGTCCGCCGGGGCTGCTTCCGGTATGCCAACTCCGCCGGGGGCGATGCCATCGGCCAGGCCGACGTCGAGGGCACCTGCTACGTGGTCGACGACGCCACCGTGGCCAAAACCGACGGCACCGGCACCCGGTCCGTCGCCGGTACCATCCGCGCCGTGGACGCCCTGGGCGTCTGGGTGCAGTTCTAAGGAGCAGGCGTCATGCCAACCATCATCACCCCCCAGTTGCTCGGCTCGGTCACCACCGGGTTCAAAATGTCCTTCAACCAGGGCTTCGACGGCGTCGCGAGCAGCTTCAAAAAGGTGGCCATGCTGGCCCCCTCCGACAGTGCCGAAGAGGTCTATCCCTGGCTCGCCGCCACGCCCGGCCTGCGGGAATGGATTGGCCCTCGCCTGGTGAAAAACCTGGGTGCTGGCAAGATGTCCATCGTCAACCGTAAGTTCGAGGACACGGTGGGCGTCGAGCGGACGCATATCGAGGATGACAAGATCGGGCTCTACGGTCCGATGTTCGCCATGATGGGCGAGGCGGCTGCCGAGCTTCCGGACGAACTGGTCTGGGACCTGGTCAAGGCCGGCTTCTCCACCCTCTCCTGGGACGGACAATACTTCTTCGACACCGACCATCCCGGATTCGACGAGGAGGGCCAGGCGGTGTCGGTGTCCAATTTCGGCGGCGGCGCCGGTACGCCGTGGTTACTGTTCTGCACCAAGAAGGTGCGGAAGCCCTTCATCTACCAGAAGCGGACCGAGGTCGAGTTCGTCGCCAAGGACAAGAAGGAAGACGACAACGTCTTCGGGGAAGACCGTTATCTCTACGGCACCCGTGTCCGCTGCGCGGTCGGCTTCGGCTTCCACCAGGCCTGCTTCGCCTCCAAGCAGGACCTGACGGCCGACAACTTCAACGCCCTTTACGCGGCCATGAGCTCCCAGAAGAAGGAGAACGGCAAGGCCATGAACATGGTGCCCGACCTCCTGGTGGTGCCGCCCAGCCTGCGGGCGGCGGCGGAGCTCATCGTCGAAGCCCAGCAGGTCAACGGCACCACCAACACCAACTATCGCAAGGTCGACCTCCACGTCGAACCGCGCTTGGCTTGAGGGGATAACCGATGAAGCAGGTCCGTATCATCTCCCGTACCCATGAAGGCTTTCGCCGCGCCGGGATCGCGCATTCGACCAAGCCGACCCACTACCCCATCGACAGCTTCACGCCCGAGCAGCTGGCGGCCCTGAAGGCCGAGCCGCAGCTGGTGGTGGACGAGGTCGAGGTCCCCGATCCCGAACCCGCGGACGCCCCGGCCGACGACGACAAGCCGGAGGACAAGCCCAAGCCCAAGGGCAAGAAGGATACCTGAGGGGGCCAGTGACGGGGGCGGCGGGGGACCGGCGGCGCCCGAGGCAGCGACACAGGTCCCATCCTCCACGCAATGGAGCCAGCCATGCAGGTCCCCGGCGATCTAATCCATTCCCTGGCACGCCTCGGCGCCCTTCCGCGCCCCCGCAAGGCGCGCGGGTCCCGCTACATGCCACATCAGGGCCAGCGGGAATGCGCCCGCCGCCGCGCCCGCCTGGCCGCCGGCAAGGCCGCCTGAGATGGCCTACGCCACCGCCGCCGCCCTGATGGCCCGCTTCGGGGAAGCCGCTTTGGTGCAGCTCTCCGACCGGGCCGATCCGCCCGCCGGGGCGATGGACGCGGCCGTGGTGGACACCGCCCTGGCGGATGCGACCGAGACGGTCAACGGCTATCTCGCCTCCCGCTACCAGGTCCCCTTGTCGCCGCTGCCCGAGCCCGTCAAGCGGGCCGTCTGCGACATCGCCTGGTATTTGCTCCATCGCGACGTCGTGCCCGACCTGGTGCGGACGCGGTACCAGGACGCCCTGGCGTACCTCGAAAAGGCCGCCAGGGGCATCGTGGTCCTGCAAGCCGCCGGCGTACCGGCGCCCGAGGTCCCGGCCGGCCCGGCCGTTCTGGTCGCGGCGCCCGAGCCGGTCTTCGGCTACGACGCCCTCAGGGAGTTCTAGGGATGCCCGTCCAACTTCGCATCACCGCCGAGGGCAGGGAGCAAATCGCCGCCGCGCTGCGCCTGCTCCAGGGTCGCGTCGCTGACCTCCGCCCCGTGTTCGACGAACTGGGCGCCGGCCTGGTCGCCGGCACCCTCGACCGGTTCGAGCGGCAGGAAGGCCCCGACGGCAAGCCCTGGCGGGAGCTCGCCGACGCCACCCTGATCCGCCGCGCCGGCGGCATGCGGGCCTTCCGCAAGGGCTCCAATCGCCGCACCAAGGCGGTCGAGCGCCTGGCGGGCGCCCAGATCCTCATCGACTCCGGCCGCCTCATGCGCTCGATCACCCACCGGGCCGGCCGCGACCGGGTCGAGGTGGGGACGAATCTCGTCTACGGGGCTATCCACCAGTTGGGCGGCAAGGCCGGCCGCAACCGGGCCGCCACCATCCCGGCCCGGCCCTACCTGGGCGTCTCCGCCGGCGATGCCCAGGCCGCCCTGAAGCTGCTGGCCGACCACCTGGCCAGGGGGCTGCGATGATCGGCGCCGTCGAAACCGCCATCGTCGCCCGCATCAAGGCCGCCGCCACCCCAGACGGGCTCGGCTGGACGCCCAAGGTCGTGGACTCGGTCGGGGACCGCATGCGGTCGGATGCCCTGCTGGCCAGGGCCCTGGCCAGCCTGCCCGCCGTCTGGCTCGCCTTCCGGGGCGAGGTGCCGGTCGAGGAAAGCCACGGCGGCGACAAGGTCGTCGCCACCTGGGACCTCATCTGCGTGGCCCAGCACCGGGGCAACGAGGTGGCGGCCCGCCACGGCGCCGGCGCTGCCGTCGGGGTCTACCAGATGGCCGAGGACCTGGTGGCCCTGCTGGCGCGCCAGGACCTGGGCTTGGAGATCGAGGGCGGCCTTGCCTACGGCGGCATGGACCTGCTTTTGGATACCGAGATTCCCGCCAAGGCGGCCGAGGCCATCGTCAAGCTGTCGGCGGCCGTCCTGGCCGTGACCTTCCAGGCCACCTTCCGGCGCAGCTACGGCGCCGACGCCGGAGCCAACATCGGCGAGTTCCTGACCGCCCACGTGGACTGGGACCTGCCGCCCTTCCTCGACCCCGCCCCCGAGGCCCTGCCGCTGGCGGCGGGCGCGGGCGATTCCGACCAACTCGTCATTATCCGGGAGACCTGACATGGCCGACCTCTATCTCAAGCCCGCCCCCGGCCGCCGGGTCCTCGACCCGGTGACCCACGAGCCCCTGGCGCCGGAGGGAGAGGTCAAGCCGCGCACCGGCTTCTGGCTGCGCCGGCTCAAGGACGGCGACGTGGAGGATCTCGCGGCGCCGCCGCAGCCGCACGGCTCGGCGGTCCCCGCCAAGCCGGCCCGCAAGGACAAGGAGTAACCGCCCATGGACGGCTCGATTTCCTTCAACGAGATCCCGCTCAACATCCGGGTACCCGGCGTCTACGCCGAGTTCGACAATTCCATGGCGGTGCAGGGCCTGGCCATCGACCCCACCCGCTGCCTGGTCATCGGGCCCATGCTGCCGACCGGCACGGCCACGGCCGACACCCCCGTCCGGGTGCTCTCCTGGGACCACGCCGTCAACCTGTTCGGGCGCGGCTCCCAGCTGGCCCAGATGTTCGACTACTTCAAATCGGCGAACCGCTTCACCGACGTCTGGGCCCTGCCCGTCGTCGACGACCCGGCCGGCCAGGCCGCGACCGCCACCCTCATCGTGACCGGCGCCGCCACCGCGTCCGGCACCGTCGCCCTTTATGTGGGCGGCGAACGCATCCGTGCCGGGGTCTCGGCCGGCGCCACGCCCACGCAGATCGCCGCCTCCCTCGCCGCCGCCGTCAACGCCGCCCTCGACCTGCCGGTCACCGCTGCCGCCGCCCTGGGCGTGGTGACCCTCACCTTCCGGCACAAGGGGGAATCGGGCAACGCCCTTGACCTCCGCCTCAACCGGCGCCAGGGCGAAACCCTGCCGGCCGGCATCGCCATCGCCATCGCCGGCTTTTCCGGCGGCGCCGCCAACCCGGACATCGCCGCCTCCCTCGCCGCCCTGGGCGACAAGGCCTACCACTTCTGGGCTGCCGCCTGGTCGGACAGCGCGACCGTCGATGCCCTGCACGAGGAGCTCACCCGCCGCTGGGGCCCGCTCGTGCAGCTGGACGGCCATTGCTTCATCGGCGTCAACGGCTCCCACGGAACCCTGTCGGCTTTCGGCCAGTCCAAGAATACCCCCCTGCTCTCGGGCGTTGGTCTTTCCGGCACGCCCACCCCGCCCTGGGGCATTGCCGCCCAGAGCTGCGCCGTCTGCGCCTATCATCTCGACATCGACCCGGCCCGCCCGGTGCAGACCCTCATTTTGCCCGACGTGGTGGCGCCGGACGAGGCCGACCGCTTCACGTTGGAGGAACGCAACCTGCTTCTCTACGACGGCTTCTCGACGCTCATGATCGGCGACGACGGCACCGTCCGCCTGGAACGGGTGGTCACGCTCTATCGCACCAACGCCTACGGGCTGCCGGATCCGTCCTATTTGGACCTGGAGACGCGGGCGACGCTCTCCGTCCTGCGCCGGACCCTCCGGGCACGGATCACGCAAAAGTATCCTCGGCATAAGCTGGCCGACGACGGCACCCGCTTCTCGCCCGGCCAGGCGGTGGTGACCCCCAGCATCATGCGGGCCGAACTCATCGCCCTCTTCGGGGAATGGGAGTTCCGCGGGTGGGTGGAGGGGCTGGAGCAGTTCAAGGCCGACCTGCTGGTGGTCCGCAACGCGGACGACCCGAACCGGCTCGACGCGCTCTTGCCGCCGGACGTCATCAACCAGCTGCGCGTCTTCGCCGCGCAGATCCAGTTCCGCCTGTAGGAGGGCTACTAAGTCATGGCAAAGGCAATCGGCCGCGTCACGGTCACCGTCGACGGTACCAAGCTCGACAACCTGCCGGGCACCGCCATCAACCTGGGCGGCGTCGCCCGCGAGGCGGTGGAGACCGACCAGGGCGTGCACTACGCCGAAATGCTCAAGGCCTCCGGCGTCACGGTCACCGTGCCGGTGACCAAGGACACGCCGCTGGAAGCCATCAAGGGATGGGTGGCGGCCACCCTGCTGTGGGAGGGCGACAACGGCGTCAAGTACACTATCAAGAACGCCTTCACCCTGGACACCCTGGAAGTGAAGGACGGCAAGGCGGAAATCAAGATGGCCGGCGATCCGGCCGAGAAGATGTAAGGGGGCCGGGACATGAAGACGGACACCACCATCCTGCTCGCCTATCCCGTCGACCACGAGGGGCTCTGCTACGAGCAGCTCACCCTCCGCCGCCTCACGGTGCGGGACCGCCTCGCCGTCCAGGACCGGGACGTCTCCCCGGCCCGCCAGGAAATCGCCCTGGCGGCCCTGGCCGCCGGCGTACCGGAGGAAGTCATCCTGGAACTGGATATCATCGACTACGACCAGGTGCAGCGGGCGCTGGCCGGTTTTTTTCCGCCCCCGCCGAAGACCTCCGCCGCGCCGTCGCAGCCCTTGCCCGATGGACGGGATGGGGACTCGGGGAGCTCCTCGACCTGACGCCGGCGGAACTGGCCGACTGGTCGGCGGCGGCGGCCTCGCTCTTACCGCAGCGAGACGCCGACTAGGATCAGGAGGCCGATGGCCACGAAGACGGTGGGGATGGCGACGAAGGCGGCGCCGAGGACGGTCTGGAAGGGGTCGAGGGTGGAGCCGGGCAGCAGGACCGCCGCCCATCCCGCCCAGCAGAGCAGGTAAAGGGCGCCCAGGCGCTTGTGATGGCGAAGAGGATCGGCGGCGATGGGTTTCGGCACGGGTTCCATGGCCTTCTCCCTGGTGATCGGCGGCATGGTCGCGGACAGTTTCCGCACCGCCATCGGCACCACTATGGGCGGAATCGACCGGGTCGGCAAGGGGCTGGGGGACCTCCAGACCTCCTGGGCCCAGGTGGGCGCGGCCATCGGCGCCGGCTCCGGCATCGGCAAGCTGGTGAGCGTCGCCGGCGATTTCGAGCACAAGCTGGCCCAGGCCGGCGTCACGGCCGACCTGACTGCCGCCCAGGTGGCGGGGCTGCGCGACAAGATTCGCGGCCTGGCGGTCCCGGCCGAAACCAACCAGTCCATGGACCAACTGCTGGGGGCCTATACCGCCCTGGTCTCGGCGGGGCTCGGCCACGGTCAGGCGGTCGAATCCCTCCGCGCCCTGGGGCGGACGGCGACGGCGTCGGGTTCGAACATCGAGGACCTGGCCAAGACCGCCTTCCAGCTGGTGGATACCCTTGGGGTAGCGCCGGAGAATCTCTCGGCCGAACTGGACCGGCTCGCCTTTGCCGGCAAGAAGGGCGCGTTCGAACTCAAGGACATGGCCCAGCATTTTCCCGCCTTGGCCGCGCAGGCCAAGGAGTTGGGGCTGACCGGCACCGAGGCTGTCGCTACCCTGGCCAGCGCGTTGCAAATGGCCAAAAAAGGTGCCGCCGATCCGGCCGAAGCGGCCAACAACATGAAGAATTTCCTTATGAAGATCACGTCGAAGGAAGCCCGGCAGAACTTCCAGAAATTCGGCGTCGACGTGACCAAGACCCTGAAGGAGGCGATGGAAAAAGGGGAGAACCCCTTCGAGGCGGTAGTCCGCATGATCGACAAGGCCCTGGGCACCGACAAGAACACCCGCAAGAACCGCCTTGGCGAACTGTTCGGCGACATGCAGGTGCAGCAGTTCCTGGTGCCCGTGCTTGGCAACATCAAGGGCCTCGAACAGTTGACGGCGGAAATCAAGGAGGCCAAGGGCACCGTCGACGCCGATTTCAAGACCATGATGGCCACCTTCAAAGAGTCGACTGCGGGGTTGGGCAATGCCATCGGGTCCCTGGGCGAGTCCATCGGCAAGTCGTTCCTGCCAATCCTCACCGGGGCGGCCACGGCCATCACCCCTCTGGTTCAGGGTCTGGCGGACCTGGCCAACAAGGCCCCGGCCACCACCTTCGCCCTGACCGGCCTGGCGGCGGGGGCACTGGCCATCGGCCCGGCGTTGACCGGCATCCGCATCGGCATGGCGCTGATGTCCACCTCGGTGATCGGCAACTTCGTCACGGCGATCCGCGCCGGTTACGGGGTGATGACCGCCTTCAACCTGGTCTTGGCCGCCAATCCCATCGGCGCCGTGGTGGCGGCCGTGGGCCTGCTGGTGGCCGCCGGGACCTTGCTCTACGACAACTGGGAGCCCGTGTCGGCCTTCTTCAAGGGGCTGTGGGAGGACCTGGGCAAGGTCTGGGACACGGTCGGCAAAATCGGCTCGGCCATCGGCAAAGGCTTCGGCAAGCTGATCGGCCTGGACGGGACCGAGGGCAAGTCCCTGCCCGAGGGCTTCGGCGGGATGTTCGGCGGCAACACCGACGACGCCCGCGAGCGCCGCTACCGGGAGCGGCTCGCCGCCCTCAAGGACCCGGAGCGTCTCAATCGGTCGACCGAGGCCCTGGCCGCCGCCGGGGCGGGCATGTCTCCGGGGGCACCCCTGGGCCCCGTGGGCGCCGCCGGCGCCGCCGGCAAGGTGCAGGTCCAGGTCGACTTCGCCAACGCCCCCAAGGGCACCCGCGTCGCGGCCCGGAGCGATTCCGATGACATCGGCCTCGCCGCCAATCTCGGCTTCGCCATGGGGGGGCCTTAAGATGGCCACGACCCCCTCCGCCTGGCGCCAGTCGTTGCGTCCCGCCTCCTTCCGCGGCGTGCCCTTCCTGGTGCAGAGCCGCTCCCTTTCTGGCGGCCGGCGCACCACCAGCCACGAGTATCCGGGGCGCGACGAGCCCTACGTCGAGGACCTGGGCCGCAAGCAGCGTTCCTGGTCGGTCGAGGCCTTCGTCGTCGGGCCCGACTACATGGCCGCCCGCGACAAGCTGCTGGACGCCCTGGAGAAGGCGGGACCCGGCGAATACGTCGACCGCTGGGGCATCGGGCATACCGTCCAGGTCACCGAGCTTCGGGTCTCGGAGCGGCAGGACCAGGGCGGCATGGCCGTCTTCTCGCTTTCCTTCGTCGAGGCCGGGGCCCAGGCCCTGCCCACCACGCGGGTCGACACCGGCGCCGCCACCCGGACGGCGGCCGACGCCGCGATTCCCTCCATTCTCGACGACTTCGCCGGCCTCTTTTCGGTCCGGGGGCCGGAGCGGGTCCAGGCCGACGCCCTCACTCAACTGGATACGGCCCTGGCCACCGTCCAACGCCTGGCCTCCGGCCTGCCGTCGCCCTCCGTCTCCGGCCTTTCGGGCCTGATGCCGGCCGACGCCGGCAAGACCTTCGCCCTGCTGCGCCGGGTCTCCGCCCTGCGGTCCGGCCTGTCGCTGTCCCTGTTCCGACCGGCCGACCTGGGCAGCCAGGTGCAGTCCCTCTTCGCCGGCCTGGTGGGCTTGCAGCCCGCCGGGACCGCCCGTTACGCCGCCGCCAAGGGCCTGGCCGCCTACGACGCGGCCTACGTTCCCCCGGCCGGCACGCTGACCACGGTGGCGTCCCGCACCGTGGCCAACCGCCTCGCCCTCGGCGCCCTGGTGCGCCGCTCCGCCCTCATCGAGGCGGCCAGGGCCTCGGCCGACCTGCCCTTCGCCGTCCACGACGATGCCGTCGCCGAGCGGACCTGGCTCTCCCGGTCCCTCGCCGCCGCCCTGAACGCCCCCGACCCTGTCTACCGGGCGATGACGGACTTGCGCATCAAGGCGGTCCGCGACATCACGGCGCGCGGCGCCGACCTGACCCGGCTGGCGGTCTTCACCCCGGCCCAGACCTTGCCGTCCCTTTACCTGGCCCAGCGGCTCTACGGCGATGCCGGGCGGGCCGCGGAAATCGTCGCCCGTAATCCCGGCCTCCGCCACCCCGGCTTCGTGCCGGGCGGCAATCCCTTGCAGGTGCTCCATGTCTAGTCCCGAGGTGACATTGACCGTGGATGGCCAGGTCCACCGGGGCTGGCAGGAGGTGAGCGTCACCCTCTCCGTCGAGCGGTTGTCCGGCCAGTTCGACCTGACCCTGACGGATGCCTGGAGCGAGGGGGGAAAAATCATTCGGCGTTCCATCCGGCCGGGGTCCGCCTGCGCCCTGGCCCTCGCCGGCACCACGGTGGTTACCGGCTATGTCGACAAGGTCGCGCCCAGCTACGACGCCACCAGCCACCGCCTCAGCGTCTCCGGGCGGGACCGGACCGGAGACTTGGTGGATTGTTCCAGCGACCGGCAGGAGTTCCTCAAGCTCGACGCCGGGCAGATCGCCGCCCTGCTCTGCCAACCCTTCGGCATCCCGGTCACGTCCAGGGGCGACATGGGCAAGCCCTTCGGCCGCTACGCGGTCAACATCGGCGACACCTTCGGCCGCGCCATCGAGGAGATTTGCCGGCAAAGGGGACTCTGGGCCTATGCCGACGGCCAGGGCGGCCTGGTGCTGACCGACCGGGTGGGCGGCATCGGCCCCGGCATCGTCCTGGTCAAGGGCTCCAACATCCTGGCCGGGGGCGCCGAGCTCGACTGGACCGACCGATTCTCCCATTACATCGTCAAGGGCTCCCAGGAGGGCGCCGACGGCATGCCGGCCGACGAGCTGGCCAAATGGGTTGGCCAGGCATCCGACAATGCGGTGACCCGCCACCGGCCCCGCGTCACCCTGCACGAGCTGTCGTCGGAGGGTCCCGGCGTCCAGCCCCGTGCCGACCACGAGGCTCGCGTCAAGGCGGGCCGCTCCGCCCGCTATAGATATGAGGTGCAGGGCTGGACCGGGCAGTCCGGCATCCTGCGGCCCGGCCAGTCCGCCCATATGGGAGCCTACGGCGACGGCTGGACCGGAGCAGCCTCCAGTCAGACCTACGTCATATCCGAGGTGACCCTCACGCGGGGCGCCGGCGGCACGACCGCCGACCTCACCCTCATGCACCCGGCCGCCTTCGACAAGTTGGCCGAACCGACGGCGGGGGACTCCTGGTAATGGACCTCCGCGCCCTTTCCCGCCTGTTGGAGCCCGTCGTCAACCGCCTCCGCCTGCTGGTCGGGCGGGGGCACCTGACCCGCGTCAACGACGCCACCGCCGTCCAGACGGTCCAGGCGGTCTTCCTGGCCGGGGAAACGCACGAGGGCATGGAGCGGTTGCAGCAGTACGGCTTCACCAGTCACCCCCATCCGGGCGGGGCCACCGAGACCCTGGCCCTGTTCGTCGGCGGCGATAGGGGCAACGGCGTGGTCATCTGTGCCGGGGACCGGCAATACCGCCTGCGGCCGCTGGCGGAGGGCGAGGTGGCCCTCTACGACGACCTCGGGCAGGTGGTGCATCTCCGCCGCGGGGGCATCCTCATCGACAGCCCGCTCAACGTCACGGTGCGGGCGGGGGAAATCCTGCGCCTCGAAGGCCGGGAGGTCCACCTGCACGCCCAGGAAAAGTACCGCTGGGACGTCAACGGCCATGGCCAGGTCTGGTGGCCGAACAAGGTGGACAGCTGGACCATCGGCGCGGTGGGCGGCCAGTCCTTCCCCATCAGCCCGGCGGAAATCGAGGGAGCGAGCGGCAAATGGCCGACCTAGGTCTCGACTTTGTCAGCAACGGCCAGGCCTTCTTCTGCGACCTGGCCCCCGGTTCCAAGGGCGGCCTCGCCCTCGACGGGACGCTGCGTTCGGCCGTGCTGGTCTCCCTCTTCACCGACCGCCGCGCCAACGCCGACGACACACTGCCGGACGGCGGCACCGACCGGCGCGGCTTCTGGGGCGACATCATCGCGCCCGACCAGCTGCCCGAGGGCAGCCGGCGGCCGCTCGGCTCCCGGCTCTGGTTGCTGGCGCGCGAAAAGCAGACCGACGAGACCCGGCACCGGGCCGAGGCCTATGCCGCCGAGGCCCTGCAATGGCTGATCGACGACGGCATTGCCGCCGCCGTGACGGTACGGGGCGAGTGGGTGGCCAGGGGCGTCCTGGCCCTGGCCATCGCCATCACCCGGCCGGGCGCCGTGCCCGAACGCTACACCGAGCTCTGGAGGCTGGCATGACCGGGGACAACCGCTTCGCCCGCCCGACCCTCACCGACTTGGTGCGCCGCGCGGAAGGGGAGATGGACAGCCGCCTGCCCGGCGGCGATGCCCGCCTGGCCGGCTCCGTCCTCAACGTGCTGGCCCGTGTGCAGGCCGGCGGCGCCCACGAGCTCTTCGGGTTCCTCGACCGCACTTGGCCGGAACGCTTCGTCCATTCGGCCTCGGCCGATTTCCTGGTCTACCATGCGGCGGTCTGGGGCATCGCCCGCGTGCCGGCGACGGCGGCCGAAGGGACGCTCACCCTGGACGGTACCGCCGGCACCGTCATCCCGGCCGACACCCCCCTGCAACGGGGCGACGGGGTCGAATACGTCACCACGGCCGAGGCCGTCCTGCCGGCTGCCGTTCCCGTCGTCGCGGTCCTGCCCGGCACGGCCGGCAACACGGCCGAAGGGGTCGCGCTGTCGCTCACTTCCCCCATCGCCGGGGCGGCGGCGCGCGGCGCCGTGGCCGCCCCCGGATTGACGGGCGGGGAGGAGGCCGAGGCCGACGAATCGCTCCGGTCCCGCCTGCTCACCCGGATTCAGGAGCCCCCCCACGGCGGCGCCCACTTCGACTATGTCGCCTGGGCTCTCCAGGTGGCGGGCGTGACGCGGGCCTGGGTCAAGCCCCTGTGGATGGGGCTCGGCACCGTCGGCGTGACTTTCGTGATGGATGGGCGGGCCGACATCATCCCGACGGCGGAGGACCTGGCCGCCGTCCATGAGTATCTCGAGCAGGCCCGGCCCGTCACCGCCGAGCTGGTGGTCTTCGCGCCCGTCCCGGTCGTGGTGGACTTCGACATCCGCCTTGACCCCAATACGCAAGCCGTCAGGGACGCCGTCGAGGTCGAAATCCGCGACCTCTTCGCTCGCGAGGCGGCCCTGGGCGCAGACCTGCTCATCAGCCATGTCCGGGAGGCCGTGAGCCTGGCCGCCGGGGAACACGACCATACCGTCCTGGCGCCGTCGGCCGACGTGGTCATCGCGGCCAACCAGATCGCCGTGGTGGGCGGGTTCACCTTCTCGGGGGGCGCATAAGATGACCGTCCCCGTGCAACGCGCCGCGCCCGACCTTTATCGCCGGATGCTGGCGGCCCTCCTGCCGCCCGGCGCCGCCTGGCCCCGCGACCCGGACAGCAACATGGGACGGCTGCTGGACGCGGCCGCCCAGGAACTGGCCCGCGTCCACAACCGGCAGGTCGACCTGGTGGAGGAGGACGACCCGCGCACGGCGTCCGAGCTGCTGGGCGCCTGGGAGACCGAGGTCGGCCTCCCCGACCTCTGCACCGGGGCGGAGGGCGCGACGGTCCAGGAGCGCCGCCAGGCGGTCCACGCCAAGCTGACCAGCCGGGGCGGGCAGAGCCGGGCCTATTTCATCGCCCTGGCCCGGAGCCTGGGCTATGAGGTGACCATCAAGGAGTTCCGCCCCTTGCGGGCCGGATTCAAGGCGGGAGCGCCCTGCTGCGACACTCCCTGGCAGTTCGTCTGGCGGGTCCAGGCGCCGGCGGCCACGGTGCGCCGGTTCACGGCCGGCTCCAAGGCCGGGGAACCCCTGGCCGCCTGGGGCAACAAGACCCTCGAATGCGCCTGCCGCCGACGCGCGCCGGCCCATACCCTCGTGCAATTCGGCTACGGAGGCTGATCTCATGTATCGCATCGACAACGGCACCGCCGCCCAGGCCCTCCCCGACCCGACGCCGCCCGGCGAACGGCCCGACGGCTACTTCACCGCTGGGGACCCGGCGGGAGCCACCCCCGCCACCGACGTCGACGCCGAATGGCTCAACATGACACAAGAAGAGCTTTCCAACGTCATCGAGGGCGCCGGCATCGGCCTCGACAAGTCCGACCGCGCCCAGCTGCTGGCAGCCATCAACGCCCTCATCGCCGCCGCCGCGCCCAACCTCGGCACCGCCGCCTACAAGGACTGGGGCAACGGCATCGGCCAGCTGCCCGAGGTCGAGGCCGCCACCGGCAAGCTCAACCCGGCCATCATACCCACCACGGCTGCCGATGCTCTCTACGAGCAGATCCTGGCGAACACGGCCCTGGACGCCGAGGTCAACGGCGTCGGCCTGCGGGTACTCGACGCCCTGGCCGACCCTTACGTGGACACCTCTGGCATCGACGCCGGCCTGTCATCGGGTTGGACGCACGACGCCGCCAACAAGCTGGTGCACAACCCCGGCCAGACGGGAGGATACGGACCCGACCTCATCGATGGCACGCAGACCTATACGGCAAGTTCGTATACCGGCGCGCCGCCGCCCAACGCGGCGGATGGCACGACCGCGACGGTCTGGGGCAGCAACAACCAGACGGTGGCCTGGTGGCAGGTGCAATTTCAGACGGGCAAGACCATCGGCAAGTGGCGCGGCTATTTAACGGCGAACGTCACGATCACCCAAATCCGGACATTGGCCTCGCTCGACGGCGCCAATTTCGTCGTCATTGATACCTGGGCCGGCAGCTTTACCGCCGGAAACTGGTACGAGCGCGAGGTTGTCAACAGCACAGCTTACCTATATTGGCGCGTCGAAACGACAATGGGAACGACGGCGAACCACGGCTGGGGCGAGGTCGAGATGTACGAGTCCTTGCCGCCCCTGAACCCGCCCGCCATGACCCTGGTCTCCAATCCCGAGACGACCTTCGCGACGCCCTCGGTCGGGGCGATGCTGGCCATCATCCAGCCGGTCGACGCGGTGACCTACGGCACCGATGTGACGGGGCTGATGCGGCGGGCCGAGGCCGAGGCCTGGGAGGACGTGCCCCTAACCAAGATCGGCACCACCAAGGAGGGCTACGATCTGGTCTTCGGCCTCGTCACCTTCGCCGGAACCTCGGGCACGGCACTTAGGCGTCGGCTCGACGTCGCGGCCGGGAAGGAGATCAAGGTCCACTGCTCGCTCATGGATGGGAGGGTCTAATTAATGGCCGACATCATCGCCACCGCCACCGCCGGCGCCTCGCGCCGCGCCGCCGCCCAGGCCCTCGTCGACCAGCGGGCCGAGATGGCCCGTGCTCGGTTCGTCACGCCCGGAGAGATCAAGCAGGCGATCTACGGGCAAAAGGCCGTCGAGGCCGACCGCCTGGCCTCCGACGCCAGTCCAGATGCAGCGAACTATCCGCTGCTGGCCCCCGAGGCCGCCGCCCTGGGCGTCACGCTGGTTGACCTGGGCGCCACCGTCCGGGCCAAGCGTGACGCCTGGCTGGCCGCCGCCGGCCAGATCGAGGCCCTCTGCCAGGTCGCCAAGGCCTCGATCGAGGGCCTGCCCGCCGATGCCCCGGCCTCCGACTACTGGACCATCATCGCCGCCATCGCCTGGCCTTTGCCGGCCTAGAGCCGGCCGGGGCGGGGGTTGGGGCGCTGGAACGCCCCGAACCGGGAGTTGGACCCTCCCAGGCCGTAACCGGCCGATCACGGCCATCCCGCCACCCCGTACAGGGCGGGAGGAGAATGAAGGAGCAGGGACATCATGTCCATGCGAGAGGTCCGGCCCGTGGTGCCGGTGGCCCCCTACATCGGGGGCAAGCGGAATCTGGCCGCCCGCATCATCCAGCGAATCGAGACCGTTCCCCACGCCACCTACGCCGAGCCCTTCGTCGGCATGGGTGGGGTCTTTCTGCGCCGCCGCCTGGCCCCGCCGGCCGAGGTCGTCAACGACTGGAGCCGCGACGTGGCCACCCTGTTCCGGGTGCTTCAGCGCCATCTGCCGCAGTTCCTGGATACCCTCAAGTTCCAGCTGACGACCCGCGCCGACTTCGACCGCCTGACGGCCACCGACCCGGCGACCCTGACCGATCTGGAGCGCGCGGCGCGATTCCTCTACCTCCAGCGCTGCGCCTTCGGCGGCAAGGTGGCGGGGCGGAATTTCGGGGTGTCGGTGGGCTATCCGGGGCGCTTCAACCTGACGACCCTGGAAAGGGACCTGGCGGCGGTCCATGAGCGCCTGGCGGGCGTCATCATCGAGTGCCTGCCCTATGGGGAGTTCATCCGGCGCTACGACCGCCCCGACACCCTCTTCTACCTGGACCCACCCTACTGGGGATCGGAGGGCGACTACGGCAAGGACCTGTTCGGCCGCCCCGACTTCGCGGCCCTGGCCGATCAGCTCGCCGGCATCAAGGGAGCCTTCCTCCTGTCGATCAACGACACCCCCGAGGTCCGGGGCCTGTTCGGCGGCTTCCATATCCAGGGCGTCGATACCACCTACAGCCTGCCCGGCGGCGGCCATGCCACCCGCGCCAGGGAGCTCATCATCTCCAACCGGCCGGGATAA